ATTTAATCCTGTAACTGTTCTTATCTGATTTAAATAATGATTATAATTAGTAAGTAACATCTGAGTTTTTGAAGCACCTGATGAAGACTGTAATTCTTTAATCGGAACCTTACCTTGGTTGTAGTCACCTTCTTGAGTGTAACTTCTACCAATAACAGAACCTGTTTGGAAATATAATCGCAAAGCATCTTCAGGATTATAGGCATTACCTGTTCCTAAATCTACTTCGTTAAGTCCATCAGCATCTATAAATACACCATCAGGTACAACTCTAGAAATTACTTGTTGTAATTTAAGGTGTGTAATCTGAATTAAATCAGCAAATGGTATCATACGTCTAACTAAAGACTCAATGTTACCTTTATACATTCTTGGTGCAGCACATACATAATTTGGAATAGCGTGTTGAGTAGCAGACTGAGGTCTAACCATATTCTCCATCAAATCCCATTTCAATAATATATTGGTTCCCATAACCATTATACCTTCATACCATACATCAATAGTCTTAGACTCTTTTGTAAAGTTTCCTTCTTCTTGCATTTCTGCAGGTGGATTAAAAGAATCATCTTTTTCCACCATAGTTACATTACCATTATCTTTTACTTTTCTTTTATATACAACCTTCTTTGTTGTTTTATAATTAAAGTATAGTAATGTTGCAGTATCCTTATAGAATATATCGTTTTCGTATTGTTGTGCGTTATTATAATAATCATACCAACTCTGAGCATACATAGATATTTCTTCTAAGTCTTCGTTGCTAAGTGATTGGTCAATTTTCATTAACTCAATAATTGGAAGAGTTTTAATTTCTCCCCAATAAAAACAATCTTTAAAATAAGGGTCATCAGTATAACTATAAATGACATTAGCAGGGTCAACATATTTTATATTAACACCATCGCCCATTAAGAATTCGTGTTTAGCACAAGCAATTCCTAATACAGTCATATCATAATCTAATCGTTTTCTAATATCATTATATTTATTAGATTCGAATAAAGTACTTATAGCTTCTTCTTCAGCAATTTCTATTGCAGGCTTATAATTAAGCTGCATATATAATTTTAATTCTTCGTCTGTATTTGGTAATTCGTCAGGTGAAACTGTAAAAGGGTCAACACCTGTTTTCTTTTGTATATTTTCAAGTAAAGGTTTAGCTACCATTTGCCCTTCTACCATTTGCTGATACTTACTTCTCTTAGATTGAGACATAGCATCTTGTGCAAAAGCTTTAGGAACAAACTCTCTAGACTGCATACCGTTAACTACGATATCTACAAATTTAGGAAGTATAGGAACAGGTGTCCAATCTAAATTTAGATAAGATAAATCTCCATCAATTGCTAACTCATTTTTATATTTTCCTACAGATTGCTCTCCTCTTGCATATAATCGTAACCTGTGAAAATCTTGCCATTGGCTATAGAATCTACATCCGTTTCCATCTTTTTTGAACCACTCATATTGAATGGCTTGCCCGATTTGTAAACCGAACTCATCAGTTGCTTTTTTTGCATCTGAAACAAATTGACTAGGAAATCCTGCAGATTGTATATTTATGTCTACTTTCTTCATCTAATAATTTCGCTATTTGTACCTTTATTACTATACCTTGCAAAGTTAACCTTTATTTTTGAAACAATTTTCTGAGGTATATACAGGTGTTTCTGTGTAGCCATTATCGCTAACCCCGATGAAATACTTGCATCAAAGTTGGTTCTATTGCTAATATCAAATTTTGCCCAATCTTCTAATGTTCTAGAAAACACGCAATCTCCTACCTCTTGTTCTGACTTAAAACCTATATGCTCTTCTATGTAAGATTCTATTGCGGATGCGTGTGCTTGCTTTACAGACTCACTAGAGTTAGGAATACCACCTAACTCTTTTTCTGTCTTAGAAAGCTTTGTATAGTGCTTGTCAGGTCTGTTCATACAAAATCCTCTATATCCTCTGTTCTTAAAGTGATATAATAATCTAGGTTTGTTATTCTCTATTAATATCGGCATACCGTAAAACACACAAGCTTTTAAAACATCTTCAAAAAATATTTCAGCAGTTTGTGGTCTAGCTATGTATTCTAGAAAAAATTCATTGGATGGTGCATTTTCCATTGTAAACATAGTTTTTCCGTGTAGTGCTCCATTGGAACCTCCACCTCCTACAACACCTGATATGTCATAACTATCACAACCAAAAGCACCTATGTGTTTATTGCTAGGAAACTTTATTCCGTTTCTTGTTTCGTTTCTATTTTGTAAGTTTTTTTCAGGAGTCCACGATATATAAAACCTTCCTCTAATGTCAGGATTAAACATAACTTCTGTATCCTGTGCTCCATTCTTCCAACTAAAATTACCACGAGTTAAATGATGGTCCATAATAATGGAATCATTATAATCAATTTGTTGATATATTTTAGTTAAATTAAATATAGACTGTTTGCTTTCATCTCTAAAAGCGTGAGATTCTGTTCTTGGAAACTGACGATAATATTCATTTAATGCATCAGCATCATTCTTTAAAGAATCAACTTCATCTTGCCAATAATCTATTGCTCCTTTTTTTATAAACTCTCCATCAATTCCTAATACCGGATTACTTGGAGTATGAAAAACAGGCATTCCAAACCTATCTATAAAACCTTCCATATTCCATTCCATTGGAATAAACAAACTATATAATCCACTCTTAGTTTGACCATTCGCATTTCGGTCAAAAACATCTGAGTCTTCGTAAAGTTTTTTAAAGTTATCTCCACCTTTTGATAATGCATTTGAAGTAGAACCCATCATACATTTTCCTATAATCTTAGAACCTAATCGTAAACACGTTTTAGTTACCCTCCAATTATTTAAAATGTTATTAGGTTTAATCCACTTTCCACTTTCATCGTGTACTAATAACAAAAGTTTTTCACCATCATAACTGTTATCATCCGTGTTCTTCCAATCAATAGTGGTATCCAATCCATATAACTCATCGTCTGTAGAATCAAACATATTCTTTTTAGTAATCTTAGATGCAGGAATCCTGAAAGCTAATTCAGTTTTAGGTTTATCCATACCATCTTGAATGGGTTTAAAAAAGAAAGGTAGTCTGTTCGCTATAGGCACAACCTTATCTGTAAACATTTTTTTAGAATCAGAACCTGTTTTAGATAATATTCCAATCCGTGCATCTTTAGCTAGTGTACCTGTATTAACACATTCGGAAGAACTCATAAAAGAAAATCCCGAACGTCTTATCTTTAAATAATCCATTCCAAAACTTCTTTTGTCTGCCTTACATCCTTCCCAAAATAAAAACAATAATCTATTAGCTTCTCTAAAATCAGGATAACCTATATCAATTGAGGTCCATTGCAAATACATATAATGTGCTCCGGTTATGTATGTGTCTACACCATTAGATTTAAACCACATCCCATACTCTCTATTGTCAAACTCTGCTTCTACATAGTCAACATACTGACTTTTAAACTCAGTTGCTTTATCATTCCATTGAAATATAGATTGAATTTTAGCTAAAGCTTTAGGTAGTTCTTTACGTTCCCAATATTGTTCTGAATTTGTTTTGTGTCTTTGAAGACACTCTTTAGGAGTTTTAGGTAAGGCAATACGAAATCCTTGTATAACCACAATGTCTCCTACAGTTCCATCTTTAGATATAACTACTACGTCATATTTTTCCGAATAACCATATGCCCAAGATTTTGCTTTGTTTTTTGAAGTCAAAACATTCTTTGGTATTACATCGTGTAATAATGTAAATAAACTATTTTGACCTTCTTTCTGCAAATCCTTGTTTTGTGTCAGTTCTATTAGGTCCATTCTCTATAGACTCTATCGCTTCTTTTTCAGATTCAATTCTATTTAAAATCTCAAACGCATCAAAGATTGCTAATTTTTTTGTAGCAGCAGCATTCTTTAATCTGTCGGCAGATAGAGCATCTTCCGGGTCGTGTTTAATAATCGCTTCCTTCGAAACCTTTATCAGTTGTTCCACCGCCTTGTATCCTGCTTCTATTATCTTTAGTTTTATTTCTTTTGAATTCATTTTTAATTCTTTTGATTTTCTTAAAACGGATATTATAGTTTGACTCTTCTTCTAAATCATCCATCCAATCCCATTCCTTTTTGCTCATAATACCATTGTAATTTGATGGTCAAAAATTCTATACAGAGTCTCATCATCTACTACAAATTCATATTCACTTTCAGGTTTGTAAGAAATTTTATCGCCACTTGTTATGCCGAAACTTTTTAAATATTCGTTGGGATATTTTATTATTCCAACTAATGGTTCGTTAGAAATGTTTTTGTATAAATAAGAATCTTCAACATCAGCAGGTTTAACAAAACAATACCTGTCATAAGCATTCCATCCGTTTTCGTTTTTATACATATAGAACTGTTCATTTTCCACAAAAAATAAATCATCTTTAAACCAACTCTTACCACTTTTTTGAGCACCTTTAATGTCATTATAATATTTAAAAACATTATGATGTACTAAAAGAATATTACCTATCTCGATAGGTCCATTATACCCTAATGGCAATTCAATAACTTCAGCTTCTCTGTTGGAAAATTTATGGTCTTCTTGAGAGGTACTGATAATTAAATCAATACCTCCAATTTTTTTCGTGTTGTTATATCGTCTACCTTCAAGAGGTTTGACTATAAACGCAAATGGTGACTTCATAATAAGATTTGCGAGTTATAACTTATATAGTATAACTCAATTTAATTAAATTTAAATAGACTAAAAATTTATATTATACTCAATAGAAATCGGCATAGTGTTAGAAAATTCTTTCCAAAGAAAAACTTCTTCTATCCCATTTGAAATATAAATAACTATAGAATCTTTGTCGTAATCGTGCTTGATTAAATGAATATGAAAATTTCCATTTAATATATCTTGTCCTACTAAGTAATGCATTGCTCCTGATTTGTAATCAGGTCCTATTGAAATCTTTCTTATATCCATATCTTTTTTTTAGGACACTTTAGTAGAAGATATAATTCCTTCATTGTTAACTTGAAGCTTCCAAACAGAACCATCAGGTGATGTATATCCTGTGGGTTGTAATGTTGTCCAAGAAGTTGTTGCTACTCCCGATGTAATATCTGTTGCAGTTAAAATTTGGTCTTTAACAGGAAGACTTGCCGGTAATATAATATCTACACTAACACCACTTGGCGGAGCCAAGATTCCTACTATTTCTGAAGCACCTTTACCAATACCTGTTTGAAGTTCTAACTTTCCACCTACTGTAGAGTTATTACTTTCTACTCTTACAGTACCTGCATAAGACGAAGCGTTGTCTCCTACCTTTAAAACGTAAGTAGATGCATTATAATTTAATGTTGCACTACTACTAAACGCACTAGATG